TATATCCTCTAGTGTTCTACTGTTGTGACAGTAGCCATCATCCACCATGTTCCAGAAAGGTAGAACAAGGAAGGTTTATTGTTTTTGGTGCCTATAACCCCGCCCGGGTTAATGTTGAGCAACCATGCAGCGGCATGGAGGCATTGTAAAACGAAATACAGAGAACAACAAAATGAATGGACACACGCTAAGCGTTAACACCGTACGAAATAGGATCTTTAAATTCGACGTCAAATTCAGCGTATAAACTACCAACAAGCGTGTTTGAAGCTGCCCCATTGACGGTAACAAACCAATTAGTACACGAAAGGTCATTACCTGTACTTACTGGAACTAGCGTGTTACCTGTCAAAGAGAACACCTGTGAACTAACCTTCTTCCATGATGAATCTACATCACAATTAAACCTGAGCTCTTTCCCTGCAGATTGAGCTAGATCAAAGATCTTGCCTCCCGTGGAAGCACCAAACCCTTGCACTGTGATGACATCGGCAAAATCACTAGAAGAATCCAACATAATGGAACCAGTGGCAGTAGAACCAACATTACCAACAAAAATTAAGACATACCTCGTAATGCGATATCTCTCAAAATTTCTGGCTTGGTTATACAACCAAGGGTGTTTAGCTCCTTGAATGTATGAAGTAGTATACGTGACAGATGACCCAGAAGCAGCAGATAAAATATTGTACCCAACAATGCCTAATGGACAAATTGTTTGGTTGTTATTAAAACTGCCGCTAGAATTGGTGGTAATTGAAAACGAAGTAGGAAGACCCTGCGACGCATCCAATACCACTGGATCGCGCACATTTCGAAACACGTGATTAAGCTTAGGCTTTGTGCCCTTTGCCTTTGCCATTTTATTATTGTTGTTTTGGATAATTTGACGGTGTGGATGCATCTAAAGGCCAGTGTGTGGGAACAAACCCATCTAGCAGCACAGTCGAACGAAGATTCTTCAAATCTTGTTCAATAGCCACTTGTGTGTCTGGATCCACCCCGAATGCCAGCCAGAAGGAAAACCTGCTGGACTCGTCCACTGTAGTAACCCTAGATGACATGCCACGGGACAAATGTTTCATGCCGGTATGCTCTATAAGTCGGTCAGGTGCCACACGCCCACCAGATGCTAATGACAAATTAACGTAAAATTCTTGCATAACTGGAACTCCGGAAGCGGTGGCTAAGCCACATTCAGAAACCCCAGCCAACCAAGATAAATACTCATCGTCAGTAACAGTAAGAGTGCACATAGTGTCCTTCTCAAACGCGACCTTAGGCGTACGAACCATTCTCCATTCATCCCCAATTAAGACCGGATGCATTTGACAAAACTCAATAGCCTCGAAATTGTAAGCTGGAGGCTCAGAAGTCAACCGAAAACCCAACTCTGAAAACCAAGCGTTAATACCAACAACAAATCGCTCGAGGTCATCTTGCTCCATGAACACCACGCAATCGTCACCATTGTTAGCCAAATTGATGCGTACACCGCGTTCAGCAGCGTAAGAATACACCATAGCACACATGATTAAACAATTGCCCAGACCAGTGTTCATGTCACCTGAAAACCTGCGCCCTTTGACCCGATATTTCAACTTGCCGTCTGGACAAAAACTTTTGCCACGATTGTCAATTTGCCATGACAAAAGTTCAGCAAGTTTCTTATCTTTAAAAATCATGTTGTATAT